AGTCACCCTTCCGATGACTATGGGAGATGGTGGTGGATCATTCGTAATTGGAAATAAACGGATGATTAAAATAAACATGAAAATGCTAAACAGCTTGGGTTTAGAATTTTCTATGGAAGGTCAGGATTATGAAGAAGTTATTTTTCGTAATCCTTCCCAAGATCAATATGGAAACATGGTCCCTTTATTTACGGGTAACAAAGAAATGGCTCCAATAGCGAGATCCTTTGAATCAGAAGGAGTTTCTTTTCGATGCACTCAACCATTTCCATTTACGATTCTTTATATAGCACAACAATTTGAAGTCAATTTGGGGTAATATATGGCTATAGGAATGGCAATATTAGGTGGCCTAAATATGGGTATGTCTATTTGGGCGGCACAGCAGAAAAGAGCTTTAGATATGCAAGCCGCGAATGAAATGGAAAACGTAATGGCTGAGAATGATATTGCTAGAAATCTAACTGTAGTGTTTAAACAGAAGCAGTTTGAGCGTGATGTTGCATCGGCTAGAAAAATGGGAGCCTATAAAAAAACAGCAACTTTACTAGAAGGATCAACAAAAGAAGCAAAGAAAAGAACTAAAATAGCAACTAAAGGTGGTGTTAAATTAACAGAAGGCACTGCTTTGGATACAATGGTTCAAGAAGCTATGGTCACGCAATGGAAAATGAGCATGGATGACCATAATACTTACACTACTTTAGATAATTTAAATCATGCTCATCATGATTGGAAATCCGTGAGTGATTGGGAACATAAGGTAAGTCAACGTCAAATGAAGGCCAGAATAAGACTTAAAAGAAAAGGTGCTGATCTTAATTACACTACTGGCATGGCTAGTGGAATATTAGGAGGTGCTAAAGATATGGGTAGTGGTGAAAAGTTTTATACTGGTAGTGGTTCCAATAAACAATGGAATTGGGCAATGTAATGGCTGAATTTACTGGACAAGATTTAATGAAGGGTATGGTTCCTAGCCCTAGAAGTAGGTATCAAGCACCTACAGCAAGGGGGCCAGGAATGATTGGTGGCTATGATGAAGTCAAGCAAGGGATTGATTCAGCTAGAAGATTGTTTAGTGATTTAGCTGATTGGGGTAAAGAAATAGGAGAAAAGCAAAAAGATAGAAGAGAAAATTTAGAATATAACACAGGAATCAATTGGCTTAACGAATGGGATCGTGAAATGAACCGACGAGTGAAAAGCACACTTGTTGATACATATAAAGATCCTGCAAAACATGGTCAATTATCTACTGAAAAAAATCAGGATGATGGTAAATCACCAAGACACCACTTTTTATTTGGAGGTGGTGAAACTAAAGAAGGATGGTTAGATAAAGAATTAGATTTAACAGTAGGAGATAAAAGAGCAAAAGTTTCAGGTAAACAAATATTAAACTGGTACAAAAACTCTCCTAACGTACAAGCAATCCTTCAAAGGAGATTATCAGATAAAGAAAATGCCATAGTTCTAAAATTTGAATCAATGGCAAATTCTTTAGAAAAAAAGTATTTAGAAGATAGTATAAATTTTCATGGAAGCAATAGCTTAACTGATCTTAGAAATAAAGTAACATTATGGCATCAAGAATCCATACCAGAAGATCAAGATGTTTTATCTGAAAAAGCATTAAAGAATGCAGATAAAATTCATACAACATTAAACAAAGATATAAACAGTAAATTACCAGATTGGGAAGACGAATCTGGATTAACTGCTTATATAAATGAATTAATTACTTTTTACGATAGAGAAGGTGGAGATTCTAATTTAGGCAAACAGAATATTTTAAAAGTCTATAAAAGTGTTCAAGGACAAATGTTTGCTAACGACATTGCAAAATTAGCACACCGAGAAGGTGGTGCTGATTTACTGATGCGAAGAATTGAGTCAGGTTATTACAATCTTCAAATAAAAAATTTAGGAATTTCACAACAAGGGAGATCCTTAGAAGATCATACAAGTAAAACAGGAAGGGTTGAGTTAGGGTTTGACACAAACCAACACAGACAAATAATCACTCAACTAAAAAATAAACAAAGAGATGGATCTACTAAAACTTTTCAAAGAGCATTGCTGGCTGATGAAATACAGTTAAAAGCTAATGAAATTGCAAGTAGAGAAGCCTTTCAAACATTTTTCAAACAAGATGGAACTTGGGATGTTGATAAGCATTTAAAATCTGAAGGGATGCCAGCAACAGGAGCAAATAAAGAAGCATCTCTAAAATATGGCGCACAAGTCCTTTCAATACATAAAAATCATAATAATGCAGATAAAAGTAGTTTAACCAAAGTTACTAATAAAAATTTAGATCAAATTATATTTACTGCGATAGTAGATGAACGAACTAATGAACAGGCATCAGTTAATTTTTTAGGTGACTACAACCATGGTGAAAACACTCAAAAACATTATAATCGTTATAAAACGATAAAAGATGAGTATGAAGAGTTACTACATACGCCAGAGCAATATAAAGGTATGAGTAACGAGCGATTAAAAAGCAATATAAATAACATTCATAAAAAAAGAAATGAAGGTACTCAAGATAATTTAAAAAATAGAATATTAGATCGTGCTATGAGTCTTGCTAGTCAAGAACAAGCAACAAGAACCCAAAGTGGATCAAATGATTTATTTTTTAGAGAAGGTGTAGATTTAAAAATTACTGAAAAACCATCACCAGAAGATTTAGAAACAGTCCTTAATTTACAAAGATTACGTTCAGGAAAACCAGATGCCGATTTAGTGATACCAGATATGATTTTAGATCAAGCTGTACAAGTCGGATTTGGAGTTGATAGCGAAAATAAAAAATTTAAATTTAATACAGAGACAATTAGAAAAGCACTTGATTTGGGATCAGAATGGGTAGGTGATAGAGATAATTTTAAGTCTGCTTTGGAAAAAAAGTTAGTTGCTTTAGGCAGACCTCAATTAGGTATGTTTGTAAGACATTATTTTGATACTGTCCCAGAAGAAACTAGAATTACGTTACTTAATTATTACGATACACCTCCTGCTGATAGACATGCTCCAATTATAAAAGATACTAAAGACACAACATTTAATGTTAGAAAAAGATCAAAAACTATAAATGCTGACTCAAATAGACATACTGGTAGAACTAAAGAAAACATGGTTCAATTGTATACTGATTTGGCAAATGCAAAAATAAGCAATGCAGGAAATTTGTCACATACTGAAGCAGTAGATCATGCTATTTCTGAAATTGACGGTACTAATAGAGGAAATATAAACGCAAGATCACCAGCATCGGGTAATGTCACTTTAGTTAATGGTGCAGGATTTAATGCAGTTTATAACGATAAATTGACTCAAAAAAATGCTTTAGCCTATATACAAGATAATGCACCCTATGTTCTTATTACAGAAGAAGACATAATTAATATTAAAGATGATCCCGCATTTCAATCTCATGGTTTTATATTTAGAGAAAATCCAGAGTTAATACAATATCTCGCTATGGCGATTAAATATAATCGTGCAAGCGCACTAAAATTAACAATGGATAGTACAGATGATGGAACAAAATTAGTCCCATCATTAATTCAAGTAGATCCTACGCAAGACAATGGTGGGAAAATATTATACCAATGGACTGATAAAGCTATAGACATAAGCCATGATCCTAATGATCCCTTAGACGTTCATCCTTGGATACAAGCTTATGGTAGTAGGCATATTCTAAAAGAAATGGATGAACATGCTACAGTTGAAGGAATTATTCAGTTGTATCATGAATTAGAACAAAGACCAGATATTGTAAATAAAACAAATAAAGGAACAGATCCAGATGCTTTGGGTGGAATGGTTCCTGTTGCTATACAAAAATATGGTGTAAGAGATTTGGCTACTGTTAAGCACATTATCAGAAAAGCACAAAGTTACTCTCAAATAGAAACAACAGATGCACATGTTAAACGAGCTATTCGAGATTTAGAAAAAGAATGGAGACCTACTGTAGAAGCATTGAGTCAACGTGTACAAAATGCTTTTGTAACTTCACATGCTAAGTTAAGCGAAGATGATCGTAGAAGAGTTGAAATAACATATGGAGTAAGAAGCCCATTAGGTGATGCACCATTATCTCCCCCTAGCATGATTCCAGTAGAATGATTGATCCACAGCATCCATATGTAAATCCTGAAATTCTTGGGGAAGCGTTTCAGAATTTTAGACCAGACGATTGGAATACGTTTAGAGATTCTGTTGCTCAAGGTTTTGGTGATATATGGATGATACAAGGATTAGATTGGTTAAATTATGAAACAGCACTAAATTCTCCTGTTATCAACGAAGAAGATTGGAACGAAGAACATCCTAGTTTTAGAGAAGGTTTGTCGTACCGAAAAGACATGACGGAAAGACAGGCTGAAATATTATCTTCTAGTTATGACAGGGAGTTGTTTTACGAGACATGGTTCCAAAATGTTGGAGCATGGGATGGATATAAAATAGGTGGATATTTAGTAGGTTCGTTGCCAGACCCGATAAACTTTATACCTTTAGGAATGGGTATTACGCATTTAGCTAAAATTGGTAATGTAGCTCATAAAGCTATTAAAGGTACTAGAGCAGGAATATTATCGAAGCCAGTTAAAGGAGCATTAACCATAAGTGGAGAGGGTGCTGAAGTAGCAGGATTAGCAGGATTAGCAGGAGCCGTTATCTACGGAAAGAAAAACGTATTTGAGGAAGAATATGGTGTTAGTGACATTGGTATGGATATGGCTTTTGCATTTGGGGCTGGGTTTGCTATTGGTAATTTTGCTAGAGCAGGAAGAACTTTTAGAAACTTTAATGCTTCTAAAAGACAGGGAGATATAATTAAAACTGCTACAGATATGAACGGAGATGCTAATTTTAAGCCTGATACAAATATTGACAGCAATGACCCGAATTTAGATTCTGCAAATACACCAAATCCCAAACCAGAAGAATATAATACTTTAGAAGAATTAGAAAAAATAAGAGAAAGAGATCAGACCATAGATGCTGAAATGCCTGACCCTGAACAAGAAAAAAGTTTATGGTCTAAGATTTTTGATTCGTTTGCTAAAGATCCAACGCAAAAAGAATTGTCTGAGAGTCTTGTTGATACGCTTGAGAATATGGGTGATAACGTCTACGACTTGCTTGACAGAGTGCAAGAATGTCTGACTAACTTTGGTGCTAAAAAGAAATAACCATGAAATGCGGTAAAGAAATAGCAGATCAGTTTGAGAATATAACTGAACAAGAAGTAGATGAGTTGATTTTGGGCTTTGGAATGGAAGATTCGTCAAAAGTTCGAGATGTATTTACTTGGACCAAAGAGAACTGGAAAAACAACACGAAAGCCAGAGCAAGAGCTAAAAAACATATCAAAAAGACATATCAAAAAATTCAAAACGCTATCTTTGGAGAAGGTGACGATCTTAGTTACGACAACTTCTTAGCAAAAATGGTAGGTAATTTATGGAAGGGTGTTCAAATAAAGAACTTCAAATTATTATTTGCACACAATAGAAACGCAGATTCCACCGCGAGTCGAATGAATTCTAGAAAAAATCTTAGATTTGGGAGGATGTTAAATGAATGGCAAAAGAGAACAGGATTAGGACCAGCAGATTTTGACAAATTGACAAAAGATGTAGATTTTGGGCTAGACCTTATCAGGGAAATGTTTAGTAAAGGATCTACCAAAAATATTTTAGCCCAAAAATTGTCAGATATAATTAAGGAATTTAAAAAGATCCAAGTCGGAGAAGCAAATTCCTTTGGTGCAGGAATGCAAGTTCTGGAAGATCATTTGATCACTCAATGGCATAATCCTGTCAAAATGCTTGGGTCTGTACCTACAAAGCAGGGTCGATTGTTAGCAGAAGCAGAATGGATTGATACCATTCGTCCTTTGCTTGATGAAAAGAAAATGAAACGTCCAATAACAACTGAATATTTAAGTCAGGTGTATCGTGCGTTTACAAAAGGAAAAACAGAATTTGAGTTGCATCATACGCTTTCCAACAAGTCGTTAGCAGAAAGAATGTCTTCGACCAGAGAGTTGCATTTTAAAGATGCGGACTCTTGGATGAGATATAACGCTAAATACGGACACCCTGACCCAATAGGGTCCATTTTTAAAGGGATGGATGTTTTTGACGAGAGGTTGGCGTTAATGGAAGATTGGGGGCCAGATCCAGAAGGGATGTTTCAAGAGATGTATAAAAAAATGGGGCCAAATCTTTCCACAAAACAAAAAATACGACTTCAAAGTGCTTGGAGACAAATAAGTGGAGAAGCAACAATTGTTGGTAATCCTGCATTATCCCAAATGGTAAATGCCATACAAGCATTCCAAATCATAACCAAATTACCTAAAGCTGTTATTTCCGCATTTAGTGATATAGCAATAGGAAATGCAGTCTTAGATACTCATGGCAAAGGATTTTTAGGGTCGTATGGATCTACTTTTAAGATATTAAAACAACGATTTTCACAAAGCGACAAAGCTCGACAAGCTGAACTAATGCATGTTACGCATCAGCTTGGCATTGGTTTTGATTCATTGATTTCTTCAGCAGTAAACCGATGGGCTGATATTGGGATGAACCCAGGATTTATGTCTACGGCCGCCGATAGCTTTTTCAAAATAAATGGACTAAATGCATGGACAGACCTTTGGAGAGAAGCATTTAGCAAGGTTGCTTCAAATAATTTTGCTACCAAATTGAAGAGTTCTTGGAAAGGACTGGATGAAACCTTGGAAGGTAAATTGTTTAAACAAAGACTAGAAGAATACAATATTTCTGAAAAAGAATGGAACCAGTTAAGAGACAGCAATTCTACATTTAATTTAAAAGATATGCTCAAAGATGATGCAGATTATAAAAATGTGGATTTGAGTTCAGATGAGTATATTACTGCGGATCACGTTTTATTAACGACTCAAAACAAAGAGCTATCAGATAAAATAGGAAATTTTTTTGTCTTTGAATCAAGGAATTTTGTTCCTGAAGCTGGAGCCTCTTCAAGAGCAAATATGATGCTAATGTCCAACAAAGGAACAGCATTCGGTACGTTCCTCCAATTATTTTGGACTTTTCGATCCTTGACAATGAAAATGGCAACCGATATATATCCAAGAATTGGTACGTTGCCAGTACATAAATTAGCTTTGCATGGCTTTGGGCCGATGGTTGCTTTAGGGTATGCAAGTTTAGCAACAAAAAAGCTTATACAAGGGAAAGAACCACCAGATGTTACAGACCCGCAAACTTTTATTGACTCAGGTGTACAGTCTGGTATTCTTGGAGTAGCAGGAGATTTCTTGTTAGAGTCTATGAATAAGATGGATTCTTCTCTTGATGAGAGTATATTGGGGGTAAACTATGAGTTGTTCAAAGACATGGGAGAAATCATGGTTGGTCTTGTCAATGATGATTTAAGAGCAAAAGATGTACTCCAAAAAATGAGGGGTAATACTCCTTATGTTGGCCTACCTCTAGTAGAGCATGTTTATAACTATGCTTTTTACTATCCAATGTTAGAAACCTACAACCCTGGACATCTTTCAAGATTGGAAAACTTTTCAGCAACAATGGCTGGTTCTCCATATATGGATTGGGCAAAGCCTACTAATTTTGTTCCGTATGGAGGTTATCAATGACCGTATCGACAACTATTAATAGAAAAGAAGTTACTTGTACTGAAACTACAGCTTCTTTCACTTTTCCTTATGTAACTTTTAGTGCAAGTGACATTAAAGTTTACAGAAATGGAACTTTACAATCTCAAGCAGATCCAAACAAATATAATGTAACTTTAGATTCTAATTTTCATGCCACTATAACTTTTCAAAATTCTGGAACAGACTATAGACCTGTTGCTGATGATAAAATCATTATTGTAAGAGAAGTTGCTACTACCCAGACAACAAACTATGTCAACAATAGTATCTTTGATGCAGAGACACTAGAACGATCTATTGACCTAGAAGCAATTAAATCTCAACAATTAACGGCAAAAGGAGATCGTGCCATTAAATTTGCAGATGATGTTTTTGGTGTATCATTTACAACAACTGATCTAACAACTGGTGGTACGGATCTTAATAATAAGATATTAGGATTTAATAACGATGGAAACATCACAGCTACAGTAGAGTTAGGAACAAATAGAGGCAATTGGGCAAGTGGTAGCACTTATGTATTAAGAGATTTAGTAAAACAAAATAATGCAAGTCATAGTGCAACATACGGAAACATATACATATGTAAAGTAGCTCATACTGCTGGTGGATCTCATGTCACAGATCAAGATAGTGCTAAATGGGATTTAATTGTAGATGTAGCTACTGCTACTACAAATGCTACCACTGCAACAACACAGGCAGGGCTAGCATCTGATCATAGGGCTGATGCCGCAAAATATGCTGTCACCGCAGAGAACAGTTCCTTTACATTAACAGCGACCAACTCAGGCACATCTGGTCTTTATTCAGCAAAGCATTATCAGGAAAAAGCTAAAGAATGGGCTGGCACAGGAACTTCACATCCTTTAGTTACGGATGATTCAGGTTCCAATATAGCAGGAGAATACTCTGCTAAAGCTTGGGCTTCAAAATCAACTGGAACTGTAGATGGGTCAACAAGGTCTGCAAAGGTTTCAGCTTCAGATGCTAAAAAAATAGCAATAAATGCACATAGTTCTCAGTATACCTTAGACGATAGTACTCAGGGGTATTCAGCATTACATTATGCTACTGAAGCAAGTACATCAGCAACCAATGCGAGTGCTTCAGAAGTATCAGCGAGAAATTCGGCGGCCGCCGTTGCTTCAGCCTTAGATTCCTTTGACGATAAGTATCTTGGCACAATGTCAGATTCTTCTACTCAAGGAACGAATCCGACACCAACAGGAACTTGGGCAAAAGATTCTTCTTCTATTACTGTATCAAGCGGAGCCAATATTAAAGTTGGTCAAGTTGTTACTGGTACAGGAATGCCTTCACCCCCTCCGAATGTTCTTTCAGTAACAGGTTCAGGAAGTAGTGAAACAGTAGTTGTTTCCGCAAGTATGGCTGGTGCTGGATCTTCTGTTTCTCTTACTTTTACTGGCTATGGTGTTTACGGCACTTATAACAGTACAAAAGATGGACCTACTAGCGACAACGATAATGGATCATTAGCAGATGGTATGCTTTATTTTAATACCACTGACAATCAAATGATGGTCTATAAAACTACTGGTGCTAAGTGGATTCCAGCATCATCTACTGGATCAACTTCATTATTAGTTCATAAATTTACTGCATCAGGATCAGAAACTTCTGTATCAGCATCTTCTTTTTCTCCGACACTTACTTATACACCAGCAAATATCATTGTATTCCTTAATGGTGTACGACTTGATGCAACAGATTATACGGCAACAAATGGAAACGACATCACAGGATTATCAGCATTAAGTGCTAGTGATGAAGTTGTAGTTTATGCATTTAAATCTTTTGAAGTTGCAGATGTAGTTAGTGCTAGTTCTGGTGGAACCTTTTCTGGGAATGTTGCGGTTACAGGAAATGTTAGTGCGACAGGCAACATTCAAGTTGATGATATTATTGAAAAGAGTACTGGTCATGGAGTAGAGATTGAACAAGTTACTTTAAAGGATGGTGGTGGGACGTTTACTGAAAATAGTGGTATTACAAAAAGTAATGATGGTGGGGATGTAGAGCTATCGATAAATAATTCCGCTGGTTCTGGTTCAACGGATGAAACAGTAACAATTAAAGCAGGGCAAGCAGGAACAGTAGGTGGGAAAATAGTTTTTGCAAGGCATGGCAATTATAGTTCAACTGGTGATAAATCAAGCACATTAAACTTTTATACCGCAGATGATAATTCAGATCAGTTGCGGATGCACATTTCTAAAGGTGGAAATGTTGGGATTGGTGTGGATTCTCCTTTAGGTAAAATTCATGCGTGGACTGCTTCGGCTGGTGGCTCCGTGACTTATAATGCTGGAGTTGATGAGCTTTTACTTGAAAATTCTGGTGATTGTGGCATGACGATTATGAGTGGTGCAACAAACAATGGAGCAATCTGGTTTGGAAAAACTGGTGATAATGGTAGAGGTAGAATTGATTTTGATCAAAATGACGGAAAAATGTCATTATGGACTGCTAACACAGAAAGATTAAGTATCGACAACTCTGGAAATGCCGGAATTAGCACTACCACTCCAGCCTCTTTTATAACACGATCAGGCACTGGTCGTGGCCTCGTAATATACAATCCAGACGGTGGCGATACGGGCGGGGGCGCAAATGAAGCATGTTCTGCAGAGCTTATTTTAGCGGCGGCGGCCACAAATACACAATGTGTAATCTCGTTTAACGATAATGTAGATTCTACACCGAATGGGTCTATTTTGTACGATCTAAATGCAGATGACATGTATTTTAAAACGGGTGGGAGTAACACTACCAGGCTGTTAATTGCTAGCAATGGCAATTTTACTGGATCATCAAGTGCAGACATTTCAGATCAAAGATTAAAAGAAAATATCACAGACTTGACAAACTCATTGGAAAAAATTTCTCAATTAAGAGGAGTAAGTTATACATGGAAAAAAGAAGCTAATAAAGATCTTAATGTGCCTTACTATGGACTTCTTGCCCAAGAGCTTGAGGCAATTATTCCTGAACTTGTTTGGAATCATTCTATCCATGACACTGAAGAACTAAAATATAAGTCAATACACATGACAGGTTTGATTCCAGTTTTAGTTGAAGCAGTAAAAGAACTATCCGCAAAAGTTGAAGCACTGGAAAACGCATAATGCAACTCACAAAAGAACAAGTAGACAACCAAATAGCAATGTTACAAAAAGAGATTCCACAAAAGCAAAACCAACTACAGCAGTTAATAGGTTATAGACAAGCATTAGTTGAGATGGAAGAAGACAATACCCAGACGGAGGAAAATGAGTAGGGCTAGAGATTTAGCAAATTTAGGTAATAACGCTGGTGGTTTAGAAACACTTACTGTTTCTGATATTACTGATATTACTGCTACGGCTGATGAATTAAACCTAGTAGATGGTAGTGTTTCTGGGCCGTTAAGTCATAGAAATATGATTATTAATGGGGCTATGAACATACATCAGCGTGGAGGATCTACAAGTTTTGCTCATGATGGTACTGTAAATGGATATTCACTAGATAGATTTAGGTTTACTATTGATAATTCTGATGAATGGGATGGAACAGTACAACAGCATACAATGACTTCTGCTGAATTAAATACAACTGGTTTCGCAAAAGCTTATAAACTTACAACTGGTACTGCGGAATCTGCCATAGCTTCTAATGAAAGTGCTTATATTAGTCAAATAATTGAAGCACAAAATTTACAACATTTACGATATGGAACTGCATCTGCTAAAACAATTACATTATCTTTCTGGGCAAAAGCTAGTGTAACTGGTACTTATGCGATAGGACTCTATAAACCTGACACTAATAACAGAGTTATTAATAAAACTTACACAGTTTCAGACACAAACTGGAACCAATACACAGTTACGTTTCCTGGCGATACTGACTCTGGTGCAGTAATAGCAAATGATAATGCTCAAGGGCTATATGTTAATTGGCACTTAGCGGTTGGTAGTGATAACAACGATGGGGCCAACACTTCTTGGGAAAATTACTCTAGTGGTGGTTGGGGAGGATAATAACTACTGCTAGTGCTACTTTTTATTTAACAGGAGTTCAACTAGAACTAGGAAGTGTAGCAACTCCGTTTGAGCATAGAAGTTACGCAGATGAGTTAACACGGTGTCATAGATATTGTGTTGTTTTTGGGAATGGTGCTAATGGATGCACAAGCTGGATCGTTAGTGGTGCTGCAAATGGAACTAATACTGGTTATTTTCAATATAGATTACCAGTTTGGCCCCGTTCTACACCTACTATTGCGATATCTGGAGAATTTATCATCACAGATAATTACCAATTTGATCGTACACACAGTTCAGGTATCACTATCTCCACCCAACCAGCAACATCAGAAATACAAGGCAGAGTGTATCTAGGTGGTTTTACTACAGAAACTCTAACTACAGGACGAGTTTATGCTGGGCCAAATGGTAATGGTGGAACAGGTAAAACAACATTCGCTATGGAACTCTAATGGCAGAATATAAGTTTTTAAAAGACCATACGACTAATGAGGTGTGTGGTGTTTTATTAAAATCTAATGACCCTAATCATTCAGGTTGGGGGATACCATTCGATCCAAGTAATTCGGATTATCAAATTTACTTAAAATGGGTTGAAGAAGGAAATACAGCAGAACAAGCGGATACTGAGGGAGAATGAGTGGACATCATCCACCAGCACCACAAAGCATTATGGAAGTAGAATCGGTTTTAATGCTTGTAGAAAGAATAGGACTTCCTGCGGTGATTATCGGGATTATGTGTTGGTACATATTTAAGACCCAACAAAGTCACAAAGAGGAAATTATCAGGTGGGAAGAAAAAGATACTAGGGGGGATGAAAGATTGATTGATGTGATCAAAGAACAGAATAAACAGAACAGTATAACTTCGGATGCAGTCAATGGATTGAGCGTAGCATTCAAGGATGTAGCTAAAACGAACGAACGTCTTTCCATGGAAATCAAAGGAATGGCTGAAGCTCTTATTGCAAATAAACGATAATGGCTAAAGAAACAACTGTAACAACAGTTACTAAACCTGATCCTCCTAAACCTGTCAAAGCTGGTATGACAGTTAATGAGAAGATTCAGGTGAGTAGATTTATAGCAAGATTTGCCATAGCGTTATCGGCACTTGGCATCTTTGCATACATTGTTCATGTGATGTTACTTACATCGGATGAACTACCAACATCTAGTAAAGACCTGTTAAATATTTTAATTGGAGCTTTCATTCCTATTATTGCAGGAATAGCGAAGTTCTACTTTGAATCTGGAGGTGATTTGCATCAAGAAGAGGAAAAGAACCCAATCCCACCACATCCAGATAAAGAAAATGATGCAAGCAATAATTAATTGGGCGTATGAATTATTTAATCTTAAACCGAAAGAAAGGAAACCTATGCTCAACCTTGTTTTGCCATTCGTGGCTAACATGCTGAAAGATATTGTAGCGGATAAAGCTCAATCTTTAGCAGTAGAACATTTAGAGCCTCACCTTGAGAAACTTCCTAAAGAAGTACGAGAAGCACTTGATAGTGCTGTTGATGGTGACAACTCTCATGGTCACAAATCCGTCATGGATCTTATCAAAGGATGATTGGTTAGCTATGAGAATAAGCCAGAATTTTACATTACAAGAACTGGTTTATTCTCCTACTGCTCTACATGCTGGTATCGATCAAGAAGAATATTTAGACAATAATGCGGTAGCACGGATAACAGCACTTACCATAAAAATTCTCCAGCCTGTTCGGGACCAATTCGGTCCTACAAAAATTAATAGTTGTTTCAGATCAAAACCCTTGAACGAATTAGTCCATGGTTCGCCTAATTCAGCGCATTGTTGCAACGGCACAAAGAGTGCCGCCGACATTGAAATAATAAGTGAAGAGATTTCTAACTTAGAATTAGCGGAATGGATAAGAGATAATTTAGACTTCGACCAGTTGATATTAGAGAATTACGCTCCGAATAGAGTCTCTAAGATAACTGGTGAGAGGGAGGGGCCAAATAGTGGATGGGTCCACGTTAGCTATAGTTCGATAGGAGATAACAGGAAGGAAGTTATGAGGATGGTCAAAGTTAAAGGAAAGCCCAAATACTATAAAGGATTGTGGCAAGATCAAGACTGACGTTTTTGGCGTGTAGGTCTTTCGTAGAATTTACTTTGTGACCCAATAGCTTTATCAGAAACCTTGACCCATGCAATTTTACCATTCGGGTACGTCAACTTAACTTTTCCTTTTTTCCAAGATAAATTGGGATGACCTTTAACCAGAGGGTCCATACCTTTCATACCCTTGTTCCAAGGAGTCAGTCCTTTACGATTGGTTTTATGAGTTCTACCAAAGTTTTCTTGGTTAATTTTTTGGAGACAACCACATGATTTGGTTCCGTGGTATGTACTTTTGACATTGTTTTTACGAATGACTTTTTTATTTCCACAACGGCACTTAAATAAGTAAAAGGTTCCTGTGTACGCATCACGAGGTCGTTCTGCTAACCGAACTGGAGTCAAGAAAGTCCCTTCGACTTCAACGCCAACTTTAAATGATCTTGAGGACATAGATGATCCTTTTGATTATACGGATTTTGATAAATCTGGTTGGATAGATAACAAGAATGAAAAATGGGCCATTCTGAGATACGATGACCCAGATTTCAAGAAATAGGGTGCAGGAAAGGCCGAATCTTCCTAGTCAAATCCATTTCAACTCTCCGTCCATGGAAACACCCTATCTGAAACACCTTAACAATGTTCACAAGTTCACATTTTTTTCTGCCAAATCAGATGCTTTATTCTTTTCTTCATATAAAGCCACTCTTTTTTGGATCTAAACCCTTCTCTTTGCCAAGGTCTAATTCTATTTTCTCCCTTCTCTCCTAAATCATTTGTTTCATATCGTCCTGTAACGGTCATTCCGTTTTGAGACATTTTTAACCTTTATTCTGGACTTTATTAATATAGTAAAGTGCTTCAGCAATTTCAGGATCTATAATCTCATCATCAGTACCTCCGTTTTTAGCGAAGTTATGATGCGGACTCTCTAATCTTGAAAAGTCTTGTAACACTCCAGCAGGAGGATTTTCTTCAGAGGGTATTAAAACAATATCTGGATGTTTAAATTTCTGAGCAAATCCTTTATTTTGCGTCTTTAACATCTTTTTGTTTGACATTCTCTAACTCCGTTTCGTGTTTTTTAAGATAAAGAAAGTATTCTCTAAACGATGAAAACCCTTCTTTTTGGAATGCTCGTCCTTTCTTCTGGATCTCTCTTTCTTCAAAGTCATCGCTGATAACTTTATTCCTATGAGAAATATATAGCTTTTTCAAGAGCCTTGTATTTCTCTTTATTTTGCCATTTTTTCTTCGTTTCATCACATTAACTACCATCTTTGCTCCTTTCTCAAGTGAAGAAGAATTTATCTTTATGCTGGCACTTATGGTTATATATATCTTGGAACTGTCTTAGATAGTCTTTAATCGTTGTGACAGGAACCAATTTACCATATTGATACTCCAGCTTAGTCTTCATTCTTTCATGATCGTAGACTTTATTATTCTGTTCAGGTGCTTCCATGCATTTGATTAATGCCTGTTGCACTTTCTGTCCTTGAATATGGGTATTGAGGATTAAGCACAACTCATGAACTTGCTGTGCAATCTTCTCGGCCCAAGGATAATCTACAATACTAATTTCTTGATCTATAATAAGGGATTCTGCGGAACTGCTGTTGAGTCGTTTCTTTGTCAACAACTGGATAGTCGTTGATACACTCAACTTATAACGCTCACTCATATACTTGACAATCTTGGCTTCTTTATAACCTTTGTTGGCTTTTGCAGTAACAAAGTCATTAATGTTCCAAGGTGTTGCTGAATTCTGAGCTTTTGCATGAGTAGCTACATCTTCTATCTCTGTAAACTGTACCCATGCATCTAAACCCAGATCACATGCAACTTGCCACCTATTGTGACCATTACAGATACGCAAATCTTCTGTAATTAAAATAGGATACTCTTTAAGAAATCCATGTTTTTTCATAGAAATTCTTAACTTTCTTTGCCTATTTTTTGCTCTTTTTTCTATAGTAGCACTATGTTCAGTAATCCCTAATCTGTTTTCTTCAGATGGAATTAAATCTCTAAGTTCCTTATTAGAGATTAACATTGATTTCCCTTCATCCATTACGACAAAGGGAGTGGTTTTATTTTGCGTCATATCGACCTTTTTATTGATATTAATTTTAGTTAAAAGGTTGGTTATCCGAATATCTTTGATCTTCATTTCCATTTTGACTCTTATTTCTTATAAATTGAATTCTGTCTACTCTCACTCTAGTAAACGTATCTGCATATTCTTGTCCTGGCTTTTTATCTAAGGTTATGGTTTCAAGCTTTCCGTCTTCGACAATAATTGAATCTCCTTGTCCAACATAATCTCGAATAAGCTCGGCTGTTTTTCCGTAGGAGACACATTGAATCCAGTGAGTTCTGGGTTCTGTCCCTTTTTTGGATATTTCTTTTGGTGCGATTGAGAATTTCGCTTGTGGTGTTCCTTGTCCAGTTGTGTTGAACTTAGGGGCTTTACCGACATTTCCATATAGCATTACCTTATTCATAATTATTTATTCTTCGATGTTTTGAATGGTGAACGAACCTTCTGAATTCGTCCAGTATTTAGTTGCATGTAGATCCCAAACTCTGGAATCATCTTCATAGAGCGCGTCTAATATTCCTTTCTCCAGATTATCAATATCTGGTTTTTGTTTATGAGGCATACCTTCCATAGCTTTCTTCACTTTTTTACTCCATGATTTAGCCATTGGAATGTACATTTTAATTCTAATAAGCATATTGGCATCGACTATCCAATCGTTTCTCTCCATTGTTTTTCTAAACCGATCTCTAAAATCGTGATAGTTCTTTACTGCTTTTCTCTTTTTATCTCCTACCTTCCATCTATCACTCTGAGTCATTCTAGGTTTAGGGACAGGGGGGAATGGAAATATCATTAACGGATATTCTTCTTCTTCCTCTTCTTCATGTGGGAACATAATCATTTTTCTAGCTCTGCCCAGATAGGTGTCTTTTTATAACTGGTATCTAAACCCATTAAAATGTTGTGTACATGACCTTTAATTTCTATAAATTCTTGTTCATATTCGCTATCACTTTTCATCTCAATAAATGACTTATTTTGTCCTTCTCTGTACCTAATACTTTTAATTTTTTCTGCTTCAATATTGAAATTAGTTTTAAGCCAATAGTATGCTTCTAATTTATTTAGTTCTATCTCTCTTCTATCATTCAAAGCTCTCATTCTACATATTTTTTCGTCAAGTTGATCAAGATTCATTGTCAATTATTTGGAAATTTTGTTGTAATTCTTCTTCTGGATTAAAGGATTTATCCAAGTCCTTTTCCAGTTCAAAGAAAAGACTGTCTGGTTTAACATCCAGAGGTTCAAGTTTTTCGATTGTTTTACCGCTTGCTATATACTTTTCTACTGCAATCTTAACTTCTTCTTTAGTAGGTATTCTCTGTTTTTCTCGCCTTTTATGCTTGTAGTCTTTGAATGGGTGATCTTTCTTAGGTCTTGTTCCCAGATGGACTTTTTGTGGTTGTTTTAGCCATGCCATGACACCTCCTTTCCCCTAGCCACCGTATGTCGATATGAGGAAACAATATTGGTTAAGGCAACTTAGTGAATGAGGAACGGAGCGTGCCTTATGGACCAACTCAAGAAAGGAGGTTGTTATCTGGTACGAATGTCATTGCTGTTGATATAATAGCTTTGCTGTTTCTGCCTATGTGAGGTCCAGGTTCATAATACGTTTCCAGAATATACAACCATCCTTCGGGTATTTTCAACTTTCTTAGCTTTTCAGACTCTCCATTACTTGTTTCAACTGTGATTTCATCTCTGGAGTCCACTTTTTCTGTCGGTCTATTAACTCTGATGGACTGTAGCTCAAGGCTTTGTTTTTTTCTTGGTCTGCCCATATCTCCTTCTTTTTGTTATGTAGTCTTAGTTTTTTCATGATTGCCAAAAACTCTGGTGGAGTTGGCATCTTGGTTTCATCCCTCTGGACTTCTCCCTGAATGATCTTCAGGTACGTTGAATGGATTTCCTCTATGTTCTTGTTCCCCAACGCTTCCTGCCAAGTGTTCAATAGCTCTTCGGTCAGAGGTTTGTTGAATGCCGTTGCCAGACGAGTCACGCAAGCTTGGATTTGAGGATTGATTTGCATTTCGCTTTGCTTCCCACATAGACCAATCGGGATTGATGAACCCACTCTTGCCTATGTACTTAGGTGGTTCCTTTTCATTACGGGGTGTTTTATTGCTTTTCTTGGCCTCTTCTACACCATGGACAGACTTCCATCCGTTCATGATTGCGTGATCTATGCAAATAACTGGATCATAACCTTCTTCTTCTAGCTTCCTTAATCTATTCTTGAGCTTGGCTATTGCTATGGATGACATTGGACATTTGAGATCCTTTCTGTGATCCAAGAATTCTTTGATATTTTCTACGTCTATATCTTCTTTAGTATCTTTAATTAAATCTTTATTATTATTATATATATATGATTTGGCGATTTCGCCACTTCTGATTTGGCGATTCTGCTTCTTCGATTTAGCGATTTCGCCAGATGCAGATTTGGAACGACTTTCTATATATTCTTTGATCCACTTTTTCTCATCCTTAAATGCGTACCAACTGGTTCTGTCGAAAGAATTTTTATTGAATGAACCCTTGATTATTACACCACTTTCTGTTAGTTTAGTCAACAACCTTCTAATTTGATCCTTTGACCAGAATGGAAAGAGCTTACAGAAACCCTCCATCGTCATGTATGACCATGTATGGTTGTCTCTCCGATTCTGGCCGTTGGCTTGGTTAGTTGCTATCCAGAACTGAAAGTTTCTAATCAAAATGGCACATCCGATTCCGTACTCTTTGGCGGTTCTTGATTCGAATGATATTTCCATTTTAGTTCTTCTCCGAATTGTACGAAGTCTCGTCCGAGTGCATCTGTCCACATCCAGAAGACGGTTCCATCTTCCATGAAGTGTTTAGAAGGCGCACGGACAAGATCAGGATTAGGCTTCATCTGGGTATAACTTTTTGACCGCATCACAAACATTTAATAAGGAGTCTCTATGATCTTTATCCAAGTTCTGATTCAATGTATTCCAATGCTTCTCCGTGAAGCTCTTGACGTTTTGATAGGATTCCTTTGTTCTATCGTCATCGACAAGATTCATGAGTGCTTGGTTGAATAACTGAATACGCTCATCTTGATCTTCAGTATCTAAGAACTCAGCTTTGAATGCATCATCTG